CTTGAGTGGGTCGATCGCCATCCAGGTCATCGAATTAACCCACAATCCCGCGCGAGCTTATGCCAATTATTCCATTATTGTGAAAGGGGTTAAAGCCTTGCGGGCATTTGAGTTTAAATTATCTGACTTTTCGCTTTTGAGCTTGATAAAGACTTCCGGTACGGTATTGAAACAATGGGGACAAGGATTTGTCAACAGCTTGCCGACCGTCGAGAGACTCTCGCTCTATTGCAACACCGGAATCGATCGAGTTGTGAAATATGCTTGCAAGGTTGATTTGGATCTAGTATATTACGAAGGTTCAATCCTATATCAGCATTATCAACGCTGTGCCGCAGCAGTATTTTTAAACTTCATGGAACTCAACAACGTTGGTGAGACGTCAATAATTCAGGACATCTTCCACGTACCATACGTACGAGTTGTTTGGGTAGAGCTTGAGTCCTTGGTGTGGTGGGTCGTTGTACTTGCACTACTTACCGGGACGGCAGCACTGGCTTGCTGGTGTTGTTTTCTCGTAGTTCCATATATGGCATTCTCGCCATTTGACCCTGAAGATACTCGATCGATCTATTGGTTTCAACGCCTAATAACAGACAGAACCCGCAGATGTTACCCTGATCAGAACATCGATCCTGCGACTGCTCTCGCTAATTTAAATCATAAGCGAGTTAATAATAATGGTCACGCAACAGCAGGTGCAGCTCGAGATTTGGCTGAAACAGGTATAAATCATGCCGTGTCAGCAGCCGGACGGAAGAAGTTTGAAGTTTCACCGTATTTGAAATTAAATACTGGTGACATGATCAATCATCATTATGCGCCCAATGATCTTCGACTACCACATAAAGTTGACGTAATAAAACCTAATGAGCACATCGTTACATTAATCGATGTCGACTATTATTTCCAACATCTGAAAGCGATTTTAGCAACTGGTGCCCCGATCATAATGTATACTTTTTCCCCACTAACTGTGTCTGGAATGGATGGCGATTGCCCATTTAATATGAGCGCAAATTCAGTCATCAATTACAAAGTCGGTGGTGGTGGAAATTGGAAGCATGAGATCTGGGATTGGTGCAACTACGGGGAATTCGTGTCTGTGACAACGCGCTGGCATTTCTTACCAATCCAAAAGAAGGTCGTCTACAAAATCTATCATCGACGACCCTTTGGCGATATGCAAGACCGAGCCATAGTCTGGTTGATGCCAAATGTCTCATTTTATGAGTTCACTGGCATTGAGTCCGCCGTTAACGTCCGTGAATTAAAACGGATAGATTATCGTAGTAAGATCCGTCCAGGGTGGATGAGCAATACCTTCCACACATCTGAGGGTTTGATGATTAGCTTTGGACGCCCAAACGTGGATTATTCCTGCACTCTTGCGAAAGATATGCACGATGTCCTTCTGGGTTGTCAAACTGCACAATCTTTATCCGCCCGGGCCAGGGACTTCGGCATTCGTGATCACATGAAATTGGCTTACATTTCCCAATACTTCTTAGGGAAGGATGTAGATTTGTCGCAAAATGAAACCAATGTCGTCGCATTACCAAATTCCAACTTGGTTCATTGGTCAAATTATTTCTCTGGTGATATTACTCGTCCATCAGGTCGAACTTATGGTGACCCTCTTGTCACTAATCCCAGCAAGATCCCTGACAGTAAGAACATCGAAACAACTGTCGAATCAATTCATAATCGTGTTGACCGTGCCGCTAATTTGAAAGTACCATCACAAAAATTAAGCTCACTCATTATTGAATTCCTGCATCTATTAATCCCAACTGGTGTTGCACATAGTGGTCACCCTTTGGATATGGATGAGGTCTTCCTTCGGCTTGACAAGCCAAAACAGCAACTTGAACTACAAAATGTCGCAGATTGCATGGACATCCGTGCCAAGCGAATGATTAGTGGTTTCATTAAAAATGAGGCAACGAGCAAAGCCCCAAGGATGATTTCTGCCTTTGCTGATTTTAAATTCATAATTCAATTATCTCGTTACACACTAAAAATGCGTGATGAGGTACTGCATAATGAAGATAATGAGCATTGGTTCCTGCCCGGGCAAGATCCAGATAGTATTATTCGCCGATTAAGAACCTACTGCAGCGAACTATCGCCGGGCGCCAAGCCAGTTGAGGGTGATTTTTCAAATTTTGACGGTAGTGTGTCCACTTGGATGCAACGTAATATAATCAACGCTGCCTATCTACGGTATTTCTCTATCGAGCACCATGATGAGTTGAAATCCTTGCTGGAAGCCCTAGTCCACTGTCGTTCAAGATCAAAGACTTTTAGTTTTCTTTATGAAAGTGGTACAGGCGTGAAGAGTGGTTCCCCCACAACTTGTGACGGCAATACGATTATAAATGCCGCTGTTGACTTTTGCGCTCTTGTGCGAGCCTACCCAGAAATCCCGTTGCTCGAAATCTATAAACAATTGGGCCCTCGATTTGGGGATGACTCTATATCAAGTAGCGCTTATGCAGG